GCATTTTTAAAGAACCAAGTGAAGAACCAATCCATTTTGCCAATGAATTCTCATCTTTCAAATACAAACCATAAGTTCCGTATTTTGTGTAATAGAATGTTAAGATACTATCTTCTTTTGTCCATTCGTGTAATCCCAAAGTTTTGCTACGTGTTGCCATAATTGTTAATGTTAAAGTATTTGTTATTATTTGATGGTACAAAGATATAACTTTATTTTACACTACAAAATAATTTATAAAGAAATTTCAAATCTTTTTCGCATTATCTCCAACTTATCTTCCGGAACCCCATGTTCATTGACACCACCGTGTCTATTTTCTACAACTAAAGAATGAACTCTGTATCCGTACTTTGATGCCAAGTCATAATATGGTTGCATTTCCCATTCCTGAGTAAATGTATTTGATACTACGAGGTTGTGTTCGTACTTCATTAGAAACTCAACTTCTTCTTGACACCAAGCATGAGCATCTTTAATTTCAGATGGTTTAAAATTATAATTCCCATCTCCATCTACAAAGAACATATCTGCTTCTTTGTGACAATACTCCTTATCACCAACTAACATTTTTGCTATTGTTGATTTTCCACTTCCTGGTAACCCTCTCAATAAAAATAACTCTTTCATATTAATTTTTTAAATAGTTTACAATCTTTTCAATTCCTTCCGTATCATCCGGATTTATGATGAACTCATCAAATGCTCCGTACCTACATTGATATCCAAAAATATATTTCAAACCATAACTAACTCTTTCCCAAAATGGTCGTTTAGTTAAATGAGTATGGATAAAAACCATTGGATATTTTACACCATCAATCACATCTTCATCATACATCACCACCATTTGATGTTCTGTGTTATGACAAGAACAGATAAATAAATCTTTTTGTGTTTGTTTAATTTTCATATTATTTTCTTTTTCGACCTTCGTCGGTTATCATTTCATCTGTGTGATGGTCATCGTCCATATTTGAACGAATCTCTCTCAATTTTACAATCTTAATTACATTATCTAATGAGTATGGCGCAAAAAGTAATGAACCATCAATACCAACATCCATTCTACGACCCTTACCAAATATTTTACCCGTTGGGAGATGTACATGCCCGTGAAGGTGAATATGTCCTTTATTTAGACCGTCCCAAGAATCTATAGGATAGTGCATTAAAACCAAAGTATCAAATTTATACATCAATTTTGTGTAATGATTAACACTTGTAAACAATTCCTGACAATCACTTCGGTTATTTTCAATGTGGTGGTCGTGATTACCTAATATAAGGTGAATCTCTTGACACACAATTCGGTCTCTAAAAATTTTAATATTTTCAAAACCACCAAAACTCCAATCGCCAAGATGAATCAAAACATCGTCTTGACCAACAACACTATTAATACCATTTACAATGGCGTCATTCATTTGACCAATGGTGTCAAAATCTCTTGTTTGAGCAATTGGAACACTACCATCCGGAAGTCTCCATTCTGTTACACCACGACATATATTCTTATGTCCAAAGTGTGTGTCGGATGTAATCCAAACTTTTCTATCTTTATCTATCTTAATCATACTGCAAATATAATTCTTTTTTTCCAAACCAAAAAGGTTTTTCTCTATTTTTCCAAGACGCTAAATTAATTTTAGCACCCATGTAATAATTTCTATAAGATTCCACAACAGAATCCACTTTAAATTCATCCGGCATTGCCATTGCCGGTTGAGTAAAACCAATATCCGGGATGTTTGGTTTATTAATGATACACCAATTAATTACATCTATTGATTTGTGTCTTTTACCATACCTGTGGGTATATTCTTTACCCAATTCCAACCCCAACTCACACAAATACAAATAGTTTGATAAACTCTTACGAGACCATATAGCACAAGGATGATTCTTATGTGATAATTTGTACGGAACTTGGTCGTTAACTTGGTCGGTCACGTGATGAACCGAACATAATAACTGAGCCGTTTCCAAAATCATTTTTACTACGTGTTTATCTACGTGGTATTGAGCCGATAGTTTAGGATTCTCATCCAAGAAAAATATATTCATTATACGTGTGGTATTTGGACTCTCACACAAGTTTGTGCTTGACCCTCGTTCATATAAAAATTGTTTAAGTATCCCATTATGTTCGCACTCCCGATTGGATTAGCCGAATGAACATATACGGTTGGAAAAACGAACTTATCCGTTTTTCTTTCACTTCTACTCATATTAAATCTACCTTCATTTGTATTGTGAAATAATGCAACCAAGAATTTGGCTGCGTCATAACCAGTTTTCTCATTAATATTGTTATAGTCCAAAGTGTAATTTGGTGAAACATTATTAAAATATTCTTTTATTGCAGTATCACCCAAATCATGGTCTAACGAGATTGTACTAATATTTTCTAAACCAATTTTATTAACTTCATTAACAAATTCATCGTAATCTCTTACAACAATCCAATTATCTCCGGTCGGAGTTCTCACATCATCAAGGTATATTCTAATAGGTGTTTTCATATTACTTTCCATATCTAATTATTTAGATGCAAATCTAATAATTTTTTTTTTAATAAAAAAACTATTTATATTAAAATATTAGTATGAGTGGTCAAAGGTTGGAAATTAGAAATAATGGTAATTCAAAAATAACTATAAGTTATCAGAACTTAAATGATTCTTCGTGGAAAAATGGTGTAATATTAAACCCTAAACAAGTAAAATCTATATGGTGTATCAGAGGGTCTTTCACACATTCTTTAGGTAAATTAGAAATTTTATCAAACATTAGCTGGCCTCAATTAAATAAAAACAATGTTTTACCTACATGTGTTCTACCAAATGGGTTAACACCAATCAATATTTTAAAATCTGTTACACTAGAAAACCCCACAGAAACAATATTTTTCAACCTATCTATTGAACCAATTTGTTATTGGTTAAATTTACTGAACTCCCCATCATACGAAAATAGAAATGGGAGAACAGATATTTACTCCAATTATAGTTACGACACTCAACGAATGATTCTTTATAATAGAGATAATGGATGCAAAGCTGTAAACGGATATTATTTAACAAATGACTTAATATCTGTGGAAAAGGGTGTTATGACAACAGTTAATATTGGGGAGATTTGTCAATTTCCAACACCGACACCAACAAAAACTGAAACTCCAACACCAACTCCGACACTAACACCAACTAATACACCCGGATTACCACCGACATCAACTCCGACACCAACACCAACTAAAACATCAATACCTAATTTAGAAGATTATTTAAAATTAACATTTAATAATTACGAAAATATTGATTTATTAGTTAATGACCCATCGGACGTTGAAAGTTGGAATGATTTTTTTAATTTACCTGATTATGGTAATTCTTTTACATCAGTAACAGTAAATGATGTAAATGTGTTATTATTTGGAGGTAGTGATATTACAATAAAGAATAATTTATTTAGTGGTAACACTTATTTAATAGAAATTGTTGATGGTATTGATTGTATTATTCAAATAGACCCCAACGCTTTTTCATCTTGTTTAAATTTAACTACCGTCATTTTACCAAATAATCAATATTGTAACGATAGTTGTTTTAACATAACACCAAATCTAACTAATGTTTATCTACCAAATCTAACAACCGCAAGTCAATTATCGTTTGGGGGTGGATTAGGATTAACTAGTTTAAATTTACCTAATTTAATAAATTCAGGACCGTATTGTTTTTATTCATGTAATAATGTGACAAATTTTAATCTACCAAATTTAACCTCAATAGGTAACAATGGTTTTGAAAACTGCACATCAATCACGGAATTATATATACCATCAATATTATCTTTAGGTGATGACACTAATAACAATAACATTTTTAATGGTATTACTGGTAACACAATAAACTTATCAGTTTCACCGTACATTATGACATGTAATGATGGAAATCCTGATGGAGATATACAATATTTATTATCAAATAATAATGTAACCGTTACAACAATATCACCAACACCTACCCCAACAATGACTCAAACACCTACGATAACCCCAACAAATACCGAAACTTTAACGCCAACACCAACACCAACATTAGTTATTTAATTTTGAGACAAAGATAAACTTTTTTTTTATAAAAATAAAAGTATTTATATAAAAATAATAATATGAAAGGTCAAAGACTAATAATTAAAAATAACGGAACAACAAAAATCATATTAAAATATCAAAATTTAAGTGATTTCTTGTTGAGAGATAACGTGGTTTTAATTCCAAATCAAGTTAGACATATATGGTGTGTTAAAGGAACTTTTAAACATACTACAGGTAATTTACAAATTATATCGGACATTGGATGGCCTCCGTCAAAAGTAATTAAAAAACCAATACCGACCCCGACACCAACACCAACTCGAACACCAACCCCAGCCCCAACATCTACCCCAACAAATACTCCAACAAATACACCTACCCCAACAAATACACCTACACCGGAACAAATTTTAATTAACCCAATTATAACCGAAAATGATGAATATATTGAGGTTGGTAACGACGAATATTTAGAATTTGTTAATCCAACAATTGATTATAACATAGATGTTTATGTAAGTAGTGGTTCTGTAGTAGTGACATTTACCGTCACATCAAATATTTCGGTTAATCAAATAACTACAATTCCAGTAAACGCTATATTAAATGTTACTGGAGGTGGTTCGATAATTATACCTGCAAACGTTATTATTTTAAACAATCAACTTATAGGTCAATTAATTAGCCCTAATCCTTTAATTGATTATAATTTATTAACAAGAGAAGGCGAAATCACTGTTGGTGAGGTAACACCAAATAATTTTCCATCATTTATAACTGCTAATCCACTACAATTTGAACAGGAACCTACGCCAACGCCTACCCCAACTCAAACACCGACAGTAACTCCAACAATCACCAAAACCCCAACTCAAACACCGACAGTGACTCCAACAATCACCAAAACACCTACCCCTACACCTACGGAAACCCCAACTCAAACACCTACACCAACAGTTGTCTCAAATGTGTTTAATGTAACCGCTAACGGTTCATCCGCTTATATAATAAATGGACAATCAAATCCTACATTAAGTATGACTGAAGGGCAAACATACACATTTAATATTTCAGCGATTGGACATCCGTTTTGGATTAAAACAGTAAATTCAACAGGTACAGGAAATGCATATAATGATGGAGTAACTAATAACGGGACCGATAATGGAACAATAACATTTATAGTCCCATATACCTCGCCATCAACTCTTTATTACAATTGTCAATTCCACTCTAGTATGGAGGGTACAATTAATGTAACAGATGTACCACCAACACCTACTCCTACACCCACACCATTATAAAAATTAAAATTTATAACAACTTAATAAAATAAAACAAATATTTATATAATAAAAAAACAAATTATGGCATTAACAGGAAAAACAATAGGTCAATTAGCATTATTATCAGGTATAACTGATAACACTTTATTTGCCGTAGAATTTAGTGGTATATCATATAACATACCATATTCGGAATTTTCACAATCATCAAACTATTCGTCAGCCACATATTCTGAACTGTATAATTTAACAACAGGAGGGACTTTAACTCCGGGTATATTTTATTTAATGACAGATTATCAGGCTTGTTATGACCAACCAAACTACAATAATACCAAAAACCCTATTACAACGGGTAACTATAAAACAGGAACAACCGAACCAATTTTATTATTGGCGATATCTACAACAGGTTTTTCTCCTACCGTATATTCAACATTATACCCTAATGATAAAATAACATACGATATAACTTGGAATACCACTGAAGTAACCAGTAGTCCTGCAAAAGGTAGAATCACTGAAAGAATTGATAACTTTAATAATAGAACTGATTATGATAACAGAAGTATTTTATTTAAAAGATATAATGGATATTCATATTACGAAAATCTACCGTTAAGTGGTCTTGTTGGGATAAGTGGTTTAACAGGGACAACTGCCGTGTTATATGGTAACACGGGTACAACATTTAATTCAAATTTTACAACGGGGTCAATTGTTTCAGTACGAAATTTAAATCCTTCATTTTTTGAAGTTATATCTGTTGTGAGTGATTCTTTAGCGATTATATCAGGTGTAACAATAGGTGTAACCACTGATTCTCCTTATTATTCTGGAATTGATGATGATATAATGAGTTATTACCAACCTAATATAAGACAAGACCAAGTTTTTGAATATACAACATTTGGTGATGCGATTGATGATGGTGGGGCGGTTAATAACTATATTGGTAACTATTCTAACCTACATTTAGAATTTGGTACTGAAGATTTTTTACTGGCTAATAATGTATTATTAGCAGGTTCATTTAGAAACAACACCATCGGTAACGGTTCTTATAATAACACATTTAATGATGATTGTGATAATAATCAAATAGGTGATAGTTTTTATAACAACTCAATGAATGACGATTTTGATGGTAATATAATTGGAGAAAATTTTAGGAACAATTACATCACATCAAATTTCAATAATAATAGAATTGGTAGTGATTTTTATAGTAACACTTTATTAGGAGGGTCTTTTTATAGAAACAATATTGGAAATGATTTTAATAATAATGTTTGGACTAATAACGATTTTCAAAATAATGAAATAGGAAATCAGTTTAATAATAATAAAATTTATGATGACTTCTATAATAATGATATTGGTAATGGATATAATCAAAATGAAAGTTATTCACAATATTTTCGTAATTTAATTGGGAATGGATATAATGGTAATACAACATATTCAAATTTCTATGAAAATAATATTGAACACGTTTTTGGAAGTAATACAATTGGAACCAACTTAACTATTGGAACATACGATTTTAAGGGTAATAAAATTGGAAACTATTTTGAAGATAATACTATAGTTGCAAACTTTGTTAGTAACAACATTCAAAATAGTTTCTATGATAATAACATATCCGATGGATTCCAATATAATCAAATCGGTTCATTATTTAATAATAATACCATAGGTGAGAATTTTGGGTTTGGATACGCATTCCCTCAAGGAAACAGAATTGGAAATAATTTTTACAATAATACCGTTGGTGAATATTTCTATAATAACACTATACCTGATAATTTCCATAGTAATCAAATAGATGATTCATTTCAATGGAATATTGTTAATACCGAAGTTAATAATGTTTGTTTAAGTACGGGTATGTTATATGATATCACAACAGTTAATGTATTCAAAAATAAAAATGGAGATGATAGATTATCATATTACGATGAATTGGATGTTCTAACAATAGAAACATTAACTGAAGCCCCTTGTTTAGGTGGGTTAAACGTATTAGACATACCAGAAAATGATTTGAATTATGGGTTAGTAATTTATATTAACGATGTTGTTGTTTTAGATATACCTGAAGACGATTTAAATTATGGGTTAGTAATATAAAAAATAAAATAAATAAAATAAAATAAATAAACAAAAAAAACAAAAAAAATGATACAAGGAATTAGAATAACAAGTGATAGTTTATCAGGACTAACTGCAAACGTTACG